ATGCTGGATTGGGATAGCGAAAGCCGGTCACCGAAGGAAGATATCAACGACAACTTATCCCTGCTCCGTCAACGCTCACGGGATTTATACATGGGCGGCGCCAACATCGCCACCGGTGCGGTACGCACAAAGAGAACCAACGTAGTAGGATCGGGGCTTGTGTTGAAACCGTCCATTGACAGCGACTTTCTGAAAATGAGCGATAAAGAGGCGGACGAATGGAAGCGTACCGTCTTGCGGGAGTTTGAGTTTTACGCCTCTTCCATCAACTGCGACAGCTTACGGCTCAACAATTTTTATGAGCTTCAACAGTTGGCGTTTATCAGCAAGCTCGTATCGGGAGATACGTTCGCCCTGCTTCCGTATAAAAAGCGGGCTGGTTTCCCGTATGACCTGCGGATTCAGCTTTTGGAGGCAGACAGGATCGGCACACCGGCTGAGAAGCTTGGGGATGCCAGAATAAGCCAGGGCGTTGAAGTGAAAAACGGGGAGATCACCGCCTATTATATCTTCAACCAGCACCCCGGGGCGAGTAACTTTGACTACACCTACAAACGGGTTGAGGCATTCGGCGCGCAGACCGGGCGGTGCAACATTATCCACATTATGGAAGCGGAGCGCCCGGAGCAGACGCGGGGCATCCCCGTGCTGGCGCCGGTTATCGAAAGCTTGCGGCAACTCGGGAAGTACACAAATGCAGAATTGACAGCCGCTGTTGTAGGCGGTCTTTTTTCTGTTTTTGTGCAATCCCTTACACCAGAAGCCGGTATGGGCGAGGCTATCTCGGAGCAAGACAAGATTACCGATGATGATTATTCCTATGAGCTTGGCTACGGTTCGATTGTTCATCTGGATAAGGATGAGGATATAAAAATTGCGGCTCCTGGCAGACCCAACACGGCGTTTGATGGCTTTGTGAACGCTATTCTGCGACAGATCGGCGCTGCGCTTGAAATCCCCTATGAATTGCTCATAAAGCACTTTAGCGCATCGTACAGCGCAAGCAGGGCCGCAATCCTGGAGGCTTGGAAGATGTTCCGAATGAGCCGAAAGGGGTTCGCGGACGATTTTTGCCAGCCAATATATGAAGAATGGCTATCCGAGGCGGTAGCAAAAGGTCGGGTCTACGCACCCGGCTTTTTTGATGACCCGATTATAAAAGCTGCCTACTGTAAAGCCGAATGGCACGGCCCGTCTCCCGGGCAGATCGACCCGCTCAAAGAGGTCAATGCCGCCGTTATACGGATAAGGGAAGAACTGAGCACCAGGGAACGCGAGGCAGCGGAGCTCACGGGAACGGACTACACCGTCAACCACAGGCAGCGGATAAGGGAGGAAATCATGCACAATGAACTGCTCGACCTGTCAAACGCCATACAGAGCAATTTGGCGGCGAAAGGGGGTGAAACGCAAAATGAAGAATGAGTTTTTGAGGGTTTACGCCTCCACCGCGCAAGCTCCCCCGGACGCAAAGCAGTATTGGCGCTTTGAGAACAGCGCCGATGCCGACGAGGCAACCCTGTATGTGTACGGCGATATTGTTACATACGACCTGGAGGACTGGAACTGGCCCGACGACGTTGTTCCCAATAAGTTTAAGAACGAGCTGAACGAGCTGGGCGACGTCAAGACCATCCATGTTCGTATCAACAGCAACGGCGGCAGCGTTTTCGCGGCTTATGCGATTATGAACCTGCTGAAAAGCCACAAAGCACAGATCATCGTCCACAATGACGGGATTGCGGCCAGCGCGGCCACGATCGTCGCTATGGCCGGCGATAAAATCTTTACCGCGCTGGGAAGCGTCTGGATGTTCCATCTGCCTTTACTCAGCTTGTGGGGTATGTACAATCTGAACGATCTCAACCGCATGGGGAGCGCGTTGACGACTATCGCCGAAAGCATGCTTGATATTTACAACGCGAGAACCGGCATTGAAAGGGCCGAGCTTGAAAAGATGCTCAATGAAGAAACATGGTTGACCGGGACGCAAGCCAAAGAAAAGGGGTTCGCGGATGAGGTCACGGACATGGAAGTGGCCGCCTATGTCGCCTCGGACAAGCACACGGCGGTTTTTAACGGCCTGAGCGTGAACATTTCCAAGGTCCGCAACAAAGACAAGCTGTTGAGCATGCTCAAAGAGCAACCCGCCCCGGTTAACACGCCACAGGCAAAACCTGCGGAGGCTGCGGCTGCACCAACGCCGCCGCCGCAGGCAGCACCCATAAATCAAAACGAAGAACAGGAGGAAAACATTATGACATTGGAGGAATTAAAGGCAAAGTACCCCGACATTTACACAGCCGCCGTCAATGAGGGCGTGGCTCAGGGTACGCAGGCCGAGCGCAATCGTATCCAGGAGATTGACAACATGGCCCTACCGGGCATGGACGAGCTGACAAACAAGGCGAAGTACGAAACGGGCGTCACCGCCGGGGAGTTCGCCGTTGAGTTGATCAAGGCGCAGAAGCAGAAGGGCGTCAATTATCTCAATAAGGCTCAGGAAGACGCAGCCCCGTTGAGCACCGTCCCGGCCGCGGCCGCGCCGCAGAGCGACGACGCGCAGGAAGAACAGGCCCTTTTAGCCAAGACCGGCGAAAGAGCCAAAACATTGAGATAGGAGGATCATCATGGCTGAGTTAGGAAAAGTGGTTCGTGACGGGCTGATTGCCGGTGATTACCCGACGAAAGCGGAGGAAATCACCATTACGGGGCCTGCGGAGTTTCTGCGCGGTGATGTTGTCGGCATGACAAGCGCCGGTGGATATGCCCTGGTCGATTCCGCACAATCGGACGGATCGCAGAATCCGGTAGGCATCATCTGCGACGGCATTAAGGTGGAGAATGGCGAAACGGCCGTGTCCACCATGTACGTCAAGGGCGAGTTCGGTCGCCGCTTCCTGCGGGTTGGCGGGACCGATACCATTGACACGCACAAGCGCCGCATGACGGAAATCGGCTTGCTTGTGAAAGAAACGAAAGCTGAAGGAGGCGCTTACTAATGGCAGTTGACATCTACACCCCAAGGTTCATGATCGAGATGGTTAAGCAAATTCCGCCACTCCGAACCTTTTTGAAAGACACGTTTTTCAAGCAGATCAAGACTTTTCCCACGGAGTCGGTTGACTTCGACGTGAAAAAGGGCGGCATGGCCATGGCTCCCTTCGTGCATCCGCGTATCGGAAGCACAGTGTTGGACAGGCAGGGCTACCGCACCGAGACGTACAAGCCGCCCCTGGTAGCGCCGAAGAGGGTGCTGACCACCGACGACCTTGACGTCCGGCTGCCCGGTGAAGCCCTGTACAACGGCTATCACCCGGACCGGCGCAAGGCCGAGCTTTTGCAGGACGACCTTGTGGAACTCGATAACTCCATCACCCGCCGCGAGGAGTGGATGTGCGCAAGGGTTCTGTTCGACGCTGAGATTCCTATTATCGGAGAGGGCGTGAACGATGTTATTTTGTTCGACTTCGATAACAAAATCGTTGTGGACGCCGGCAAGATTTGGTCGGATTTCGTAAACGCAAAGCCCATCGACGACCTGAACAATGCCTCCGATGTTGTTGCGCGTTCCGGCTACTCCGCGAATATCGCTATCGGCGACAGCGAATCCATGAGGGCGCTTATCAGAAACAAGGAAGTCAAAGAGCTTCTTGACATCAAGAATTTCCAGATGGGCGTTATCGAGCCGAAAGTTCTGGAAAACGGCACGACATACTACGGGTTCCTGCCCGAGAGCAACCTGTATCTCTACGCCTACAACGCCACCTTTGCGGACAACGACAACGAAAATCCCGATCGTCCTGGCGTGAAGCCGGGCGACAAAGGCTTTATCCCCAAGGTATACCCGATGGTTCCCCGCGGGAAAGTGTTTGTAGGCCCGACCAAGTTGCCAGCAAAATTGCTGTATGGCGTGATCAAGGATCTCCAGATCGGCAGCCACATGGAGCCGCGCGTGCCGAAGCAGTGGGATCAGCAGGAGCCGTCCGAGAAGTACGTCAAGATTTCGTCCCGGCCTCTGCCCTGTCCGCAGGATTT